CCACTCGGAACAAGACGCATTAAGTGAAACGGCAATGGACATGGCGTACGAATGGTATACTTCTGGTCCACGACAGAGACTTCAACCTGGAGGAACGATCATTCTTGTGATGACAAGATGGTCAAAAAAGGACTTAACAGGTCAATTATTAAAAGCACAAATGGCAGATGTTAGATCAGATAAGTGGGAATTAATCGAGTTCCCTGCAATAATGCCTTCTGGACAGCCCGTTTGGCCAGAGTTTTGGAAACTTGAAGAATTAGAAGGTATTCGAGCCTCATTACCTCACGGAAAATGGGCTGCACAGTGGATGCAAGAACCAACAGGTGGCGAAGGTGCAATAATTAAAAAGGAATGGATAAAAATTTGGGAAAAAAGCGAGCCTCCAACACCCACTTATATAATTCAAAGTTACGATACTGCTTTTTTGAAGTCAGAACGTGCCGATTATAGTGCTATTACAACTTGGGGTGTCTTTTATTTGGACGAGGGAAGCGAAGCTAACATAATTTTGCTCGATTCTATTAAGGATAGGTTCGATTTTCCTGAATTAAAAGAAGCTGCATACGAAAACTATATACATTGGGAGCCAGATGTAGTTATAATAGAAGCCAAAGCGTCAGGAACACCTTTAACGCAAGAATTAAGAAAGATGGGTATTCCCGTGCAAAACTATTCTCCGAACAGGGGGCAAGATAAAATTGTTAGGGCTAATGCTGTGGCACCCTTATTCGAATCTGGAATGGTGTGGGTGCCAGAAACAAGATGGGCAGAAGAATTGGTGGACGAACTCACAGAGTTTCCTAATGGGGATCATGATGATTTGGTTGATTCCACTACTCAAGCTCTTTTACGGTTTAGGCAAGGTGGTTTTCTAATTCACCCTAAAGACTATGAAGACGAACCTTTAGGTTATGAATCAAAAAGTTTTGTTTATTATTAAGGATTTATTATGGCAGTTGAAAAAGTAGTTCCACTATTAGAAGAAGAAACTATAGAAATAGAGATCGCTCCTGTTGAGGACGAAGTTTCTTTTGATTCAGAAAGCACGGTTATGCTAGAAGATGGTGGTGCAGTAATAAACTATGAGGAGGATGAAGATGAATCTGAGGACGAGTTTGATGCAAATTTGGCAGAAGATATGTCGGATAGTGAACTTGGAGAACTTACAAGTGAACTTATTTCAGCTTATAAAGACGATCTGGAATCTAGGTCGGAGTGGCTCGAAAGCTACATCGAAGGACTCGATCTCCTTGGAACCAATACCGATGAAAGAAGTGAACCTTTTAGGGGAGCGTCAGGTGTCTACCACCCCCTCCTCGCAGAAAGTGCGACGCAATTCCAAAGTCAAGCGTACAAAGAACTCCTCCCCCCAAGTGGTCCAGTCCAAACAAGGCTCATCGGTGAAACGAATAAGGAAGTCGAAGCCCAAGCACTAAGGGTAAAGAATTATATGAACTTTATGGTTCTTGACGTAATGGAAGAATTTGATCCAGAACTTGATCAGATGTTATACTATCTTCCTTTGTCAGGTTCTACGTTTAAAAAGACATATTTTGATCAAACACTAAACAGACCTGTTAGTAAGTTTGTACCAGCTGATGATTTAGTTGTTGCGTACACAGAAAGTAATTTACAAACTTGTGGTCGTTTTACTCATGTCATAACTATGAGTGCTAATGATTTACGAAAAATGCAAGTTTCAGGGTTTTATAGAGATATAGACTTAATTGAAGATGAGCAGATAGATGAAAACGATTCGAAAGAAAAAATTCAAGAAATAACAGGGTTTAGACGTTCTTCTCAAACGAGCGATATGGTAACTATTTTAGAAATGCATGTCGATTTAGATTTAGAAGGTCACGAAGACGAAGATAAAGACGGAGAAGCCACAGGAATAGCTGTTCCTTATATTGTAACTATTCATGAAGAAACAATGGATATACTAGCAATAAAAAGAAATTATAGGCAAGACGATAAAAGAAAACAAAAGATTAGATACTTTACGCATTATAAGTTTACTCCAGGATTAGGTTTTTATGGTTTCGGATTAATACATATGATTGGTGGGTTAACTAAATCAGCAACATCTATTCTTAGACAATTAATTGATGCAGGTACATTAGCAAACTTACCTGCAGGTTTTAAATCACGTGGACTAAGGGTACGAGATGATGATCAGCCCCTTCAGCCAGGAGAATTCCGAGACGTTGACGCTCCAGGATCGTCAATTCGTGATGCGATTATGCCACTGCCCTACAAAGAGCCATCAGCAACTCTCCTCCAGATGTTAGGTGTTCTTATTGAAAGTGGTAGACGTTTTGCATCCGTCTCGGATATTAACGTAGGCGAAGGAAACCAAGGACAGCCTGTTGGTACAACAGTAGCTCTATTGGAACAAGGTACAAAAATACTTTCTGCTATTCATAAACGATTACACTATGCTCAACGACAAGAACTAAGAATTTTAGCCGAAGTAATAAAAAATTCAACGACTTCAGAGTACCCTTATCAAATAGCTGGGGCAGAAGCAACAATAAAAGCGTCTGACTTTGATGATAGAGTTGATATTATTCCAGTAAGCGATCCTGCAATGTTTAGTATGAGCCAAAGAATTACTATGGCACAGACTCAACTTCAACTAGCACAGGCAGCACCACAAATCCATGACTTATATGAATCGTATAGAAGAATGTATTCGGCACTTGGGGTACAAAATATTGATCAGTTATTGCCTCCTAAAGCTGAGCAAGCACCGAAAAATCCTGCAAGTGAAAATATGGACGCACTTATGGCTAAACCACTTAAAGCGTTTCAAGGGCAAAATCACGATGCCCACGTGGCGACGCATAGTGCGTTTTTACAAGATCCGAATATGCAAAAGAACCAAATGGCAATGCAAGGATTAATGGCTCATATGCAAGAACATCTTGCATTAAAATATAAAGAACAAGTCGAGCAGGCACTTGGTCAGCCCCTTCCTGCTGAAGGTCAAACACTGCCACCAGAACAAGAAGCGATGTTAGCACAAGCTACAGCAAAAGCAACACAGGAGATTAGTCAAATGGCACAGCAAATTTCAGGTACAGGTCAATTTGACCCTATTGTTAAGTTAAAAGAACAAGAGTTACAAATTGAACAATCTGAAGTAGAAAGAAAATCCTCTTCCGACCAAGCAAAACAACAGATTGCTATGGCGAGAATGCAACAAGATGCAGCTTTAAAAGAAAGAGAAATACAGTCAGAAGAAGATATTGCAGCATTAAGAGCAAACGTAACTTTAGCAACCTCGAAAGGATAAGGCATGGCAAGTCGAATGAAACAAATTATGGATGAGTTAAAAGATGAAACTGATCCAGATAAAATTCAAATACTAGAATTAGATTTACAAACCCTTCTGGGTGGATCACCTAAAAAGGGCAAAGGTGTAAAAAGTAAATCTTTAGGTGGTTCTATGGGTGGAAATACTCAAGGCGATGTAGACTTTGCAGGTCTTTCTGGTGATGAAGTGTTAGCTACTAATATGTCAAGAGGTGGTCGTAAGGCTATAAAAGGATTAAAATTTAAAGGTATATTTTAATGGATATAGTTACCTACTTACAAAAGGTAATTCAAGAACGACGAGCAGAGATTAGCGAAACGCTAATGTCAGGTGGTGTTGGTACTATTGACCAATATCAACATTTCATGGGGCAAGTGTCTGCTCTTGCACACATGGAACAAACTTTAAGTAAAATTAAAACTAATATGGAGACGCTAGACGATGACTAAAACACTATTCGTACCTGATCGTATAATTCAGGAACGCTCGACTGAAGCAAAAAAAGCTGCAGTATCGTCAAACTCGAACACTTTAGATCCCTCTAAATTTGGGTTACCTGAAGAAGATGAGAGTTTATCTGCTTTGGATAAGTTGCCAAAGCCAACAGGATGGAGAATTTTAATTCTCCCTTATGTAATGCCGAGTGAAACTAAAAACGGCATAATCCTTTCAGATGAGACAGTTGAGCGTAACAGAGTTGCAACTAATGTTGGCTATGTCGTCAGCGTTGGTCCAGATGCTTACAAAGATAAAGATAAATATCCTGATGGTCCTTGGTGTAAAAAAGGTGATTGGGTTTTATTTGGTAGATATGCTGGATCTAAATTTAGGATTGTTGATGCTGAACCTCGTTTATTAAACGATGACGAGATTCTTGCCACAATAGGACACCCATCTGATATATTACATGTTATATAAGGAGAGATAAATGGAAAACGGACAATTAAAAGAAGACGATAAAACGGAACAACTGGAACTCAATATTGAGATTGAAGAGGATGAAGTTGAATCTGGAGTAGAAGTAAAAAAAGAAAGTAACTCCTCGTCAAGCGATGACGAACTTGGTTCTTACACCGAAGATGTCAAAAAAAGAATTAATACTTTAACTTGGAAAATGAGAGAAGCTGAGAGACGAGAAAAAGCAGCACTTGATTACGCTAAAAAAGTTAAAGTTGAAAATGAAAGTCTTTCTACTAAGTATAATAAAACTAACGAAGACCTACAAGAACAGTATGGTGGAAAAATTGTTAGTCAATTAGCAGAAGCAAAACGAGCCTATAAGTTAGCTTATGAAGAGGGTGATGCTGATCAAATGGCAGATGCTCAAAGTGTTATAGCAAAATTAAGCGTAGAAGAAGAAAATGTAAAAAAAGCTAAAGCACAACTTGCTACGGAAAAAGAGGAAGAAAAAAACCTTGCAGAACAACCCGTTCCGCAGCAACAACCTGCACAAGCTCCTGATCCGAAAGCTGTAGATTGGGCTAGTAAAAACCAATGGTTCGGAAAAAATGACGCAATGACCTTTACAGTTTACTCAATACACCGTAAGCTGACAGAAGAAGAAGGTTTTGATGCTAC